CTGTATTTTGACAAAGCATGTATAGTTTTTTATAACCCTCTGGACCATTTGTTAAACTAAAGAAATCATCACTAAATCTGATTGATGTATATTGGTTTTGTATTGCTCTTATAATTAAATGAACTGGAATAGCATAAGTTAAATCTTCAAAATACACTCCATGAACATCTGCAGCAGTTTCTGATCCTGCATTAGTTGGTGCTAAGTTTCCTCCTAGCTCTAAGTTCTCTGATCCATCTGCATTTTGATATGGAACAGTTATACCTCCATCCATATACAATCTAGCTGAGTTAGATATTAAAGGACAGATAACAGATTTGTAGTATGTTACATTAGTTCCTAAATCATCTACTATAACACCTGATGTACCTCCTAAACCATCCTCTGTAGTTAAAAGATTTAAAACTTGTGATGCACTATATGTAGTGTTAAAATTGTCTAGCCAGTTTAATGAGTTAATTTCATCTTCTCTTAATGTGTCTTTTAATGTTACTGTGTTTCCAAAAAAGGTAACCTTGTATGATTTAGGTTTATTATTTTCTATTGATACTCCTTCTAATCTTAAAAGTCCTTCTTTAAATGGTATTGTATTTAACTCTATTCTAGCAGGAACTTTCTTTCTAGCATCAAATGATGTACCAGTTCCTAAATTAAATCTATAATAATGTTTGAATATCTTATTGTTTTCTTTAGATGCAGGTAAGTTAAAAGGTTTTGAAAAGTCTGTAAACACTTTAGAAACATCCCTAACATCTTGAATTGTTTGATTAAGGCTTAGACTTTCATCTTCAAATATTTCTACTCTCTGATTGTTTATGTATAATTCATATCCACTCATTATCTCACATTGTTTAAGATGTCATATGCAAATTCAAAATCTAAACTATAATTGACAAGTTTATTGTTTATCTTTGTTTTCTTTTCTAAAGAATTAGTTACAACATTTATTGGAGAAACTACTGTTCCTATTTGCACCCAAACTAATTCAGATACCATTATTTGTTTTATAGGCTCATACTGTCCTTCATCTACATAACCAGTATTCATTCTGATTGTTTCAGATCCTTGTTTGTTGTATTGTAATTTTTGATGATCTAAAGGTGAATATGTTGAGCCTGAAATTATAGTTGATTTGTAACTCTTTTGATTTGTATTTAAAGACTGAACATTCTTCTTATTAAAATAATACTCTTGTAAAGCTCCAAACTTGTTTAAGAATATAACTTTTAAAATATTGTAAACTGGTTCACATATCCTTCTAACAGTTATAGGAATCCCTGCTATTGTTTGAGATGCACCATCTGCTACTGTGTCAGCAATAGTTGTATAAGTTACACCATTAGATGATTCAGATGGAACATATGCATTCCCAGTTTCAGGTAGATACATTGTAGTGTTTGATTGTAATAGTTGTCCTGATACTAATTGCTTATTTGAACCTTCATTAAATTCACTATAAGCATCAAAGCCATATATATTGTGTTCAATTAATTGAGTAGAACTCTCTGCTAAAATAGCTCTTTGTTCTTTAGTTCCAGTAAAAAAGTTAATGTCAATTTCTGCTGTAATAACTAAACTGTTTTTTGTAGTTGTGCTATATGGGAATACACCATCCCATGTAACATCTAAATAGTCTTTTATCAATTCTGATACTTCAAATATTACATTGTTAGATATTGTATTTTTTGAAATCACATATTGATTAACATTATTTATTTTAATCACAAGGTCTGCTGAACCTGATGCTTGTGATGATGTTTCATTTAAGAAAAAAGGTGATCTAAGTCTTACTAAGTAATTTGCCATATTATTTGTTTGGTATTGTATAGTCTAAAAATGATTCTACATCTAATGCATATTTGTCTATTAGTTCTTGTGGAAACTTCTTGTAAGCACTTTCAAATGCTTCACTAAAAAAGTATGATGGTTTCATTCCATGTTGAAATATAGATCTAGCTATTAGAAATGTAATTGAGTTTTTAAATCCTACTGATTGTATTGATCTTTTCTTAAATTGTCCTTTCTTTCCTCTTGGAGCTATGCCTTGTTTTACAACCCATTTATCAAATGCTTTTGGAGGAGGCATTTTAGTTTTATAGCTAAATGTTTTTAATCCATACTTTCTTTTACCATATTTTGTTTTCTTTCCATCAACCCCTGCATCTACAAATGCACCATAATCTGCAAACATAAACTCTAATTGAAATGAATTAGGAGATACTTTTAACTTATCATCTACTGACTTTTCTAGCTGACCTGAGCTTACTAAAGGATATGACTTTCCATTCCTTCTGATCCTTTTCTTTCTAAGGTTCTTCTTTGCATGGTCTACTACATCTCTAGCAAAGTCTTGTAATGCTTTCTTTGTTTTATTTAAATCCATTAGCAAACATCTATATCATTTAATATTTGTACTGTAAAAGTAGTTGCCCATCCTGCTAAGATGTTTTCAAACCTGTCAAAGAATGGTTCACATGTAGGATCACCTACTAACTCATATCCATTTTGTGATAATGTACCTATTCTTAACCTGGACACCATTCTATTTGAAACTGATAATTGAGTATTAAGAATGTCTTGAATGTTTGTATTACCAGTAAACAAATCTTCATCTAATTGTTTGTTGGTGTCTACTTGTTCCATTGTTAGAACTGTAAAATTAAACTGTAATGTTTTTTCTGCATTTGTAGCTCCTTCAATAATTATATGAGCTAAAGGAAATATAGTCTGTTTCTGTAAGTCAATATCTGTAATGTCACCAAATGTACAAGTCTTTATACTTGGATTAGACAACAACTCCTCTTTAATTGTTGATGTAACTAAATAAAAACTTCTTATTCCCTGATCACTTGTTGCCATAACTTCTTTTTATTTTTTGATTCTCTAATATTTGTTTTTCTGTAACATACTCTAAATACATTAAAACTTTATGTGCATGTTGTTTGGTGATATATTCAAACTTTTCAAGATTCCCCTGACTTGCTGTGTAAATTGATGAGTACCAATTCCATTTTGCATTAAACCCTCCTTCACTTGTGAATGATCCTTGAGAATCCCCCTGTCCAAATAATCCATCATAACTTGAGATAATTCTTTNCCTAAATTCAACAAAAAAAAAACAGCACCTAATGCTACTGATAAAGGCATCTCTTTAAGGTGGTCATTTATAGAGCCATCATATTCTTTTATATTATATCTTCCTCTAGCTTGTATATCAATAGGTCTATATAGAACTGACATTGCTTTATGCATTTCTTGCCAGTCTCCTAAGTATGAATCTAAATCTACAAACTCACCAAATGTAATCTCATCTAAGTTTGGAATGAATCCATATTGTACACTATCTAATGTGAACTTATTAATAAACTTATTATCCTCATCAAACATGTTGGATAGTGTGCTAGTGATTTCACTTACATCTTTCCATCTCATCTTAGTAACATATTTAAGCTCTACATTACAAAAGATTTCTATCATTTTTTGTGCTATAAACATCTCATCATTATCTCCTGCTTGTACCTTTAAGTATTTTTGATACTGGTCCAGGCTTATTTCTGATAGGTTCTCAGGCACTTTCACTTCTAGTTCCATATCTATATAATGCTTTTATCTAAAAGTTTTAAAAAAAAGTTTTCAAGATATTTGGTAGTTATATAATAATGTATTATATTTACACTATAAATATGAAAAACACTATTATGAAAAATTTAAAATTAATAAAAAAAGAAGATTTTGGTCATACTGAATATTGTTCAATAGGTCAAGAAACACTAACTACTCAGCACCATTTTACATTAAAACAAAAAGATGGTTTTGTGTTAAATGCAAAAATTACTAAAATAGTAACAGATTGTAAAAAAACTTACTACAAAGTTTGGTCTTTAAAAGGTTCTGATTTTCCATATACTTCAACTTATTTTAAAACTTATAATGAGTTAATTGATATGTATTCAACTTGGGCAGATGATATTAAGAGTAATACATTAATGGGACAAACTATATAATTATGAAAATAGATGTTACATCAAACAGCTCAGTATATATAGAAATCAATGGCTACACTTATTACATTGATGATTCTACAAATGAACAGATTATAGATAAATGGAAAAACTTAGAATTTTAATTATGAAAGATTTAAAAGATTTAGAAAAATACTTTAACCTACCAATTTGGTTAATTACCTTATTACTATGGATTGCAGCAGTTGGTTTGATAATCCTTTCCAACTTAGTTGATTCAATGTAATGTTTTTCATATTAATTAGTTTTATGGCACCTTTAGGTGTACAGGAGTGGAGATTAATTTCTCCCTCCTTTTTTATTTTATAGCATACCTTCCATAGTTAGGATAGGATAGTTTATGAACTACACTATATCTTAATGCATCACAGAAGTGATTAAACTTGTCTACTGGTTTGTTAGTTGGATTACCATTTCTATCTTCTATGTATTTATAGTTCTCTAATTCTTTCAATGCATTAGTACTATCTTTAGTAACATGTAGTTTGTATCTTCTGATCAGGTCTATTCCATAATTGATTTCATATTTCTTTTTACCTTTTATATTCCATCCCATTCTATGAATCTCCTCTATTGATTTAGGTTCACTTGAATCTGCAAATAGCTCATCTCTCCTATCTAATCCTAATCTTACAAACTCTTTAGCTAAGTCTTGATTAGTCAAACCTTTTTCATAAAGCAATTCTTGAGTGTACATATTATCACCATCTATATAAGTTGCACACAGAGCTGATGGATCAGATGCAAAACCAAAGTCTAATCCCCTAGATATTAGTTTAGCTGTAGCAGGTATACCATCACATACATGAAACTTAAACACTAATGACCTACTTTGTCCTCTTAAACCTAATCCATAAACTCTCCAGTAATCAGGATCAGTATCTTTTAATCTTAACAGCTCTTTCTTTAATGTTTCAGAAATAAAAGGATTATCCATGAATGTAGTAATGTATAGATTACAATCATCTCTCTCTAGCACTTTGTCATATATCCAGTGGAACTGGTCATGTGGATTGTAGTCTAGGATTACACCATTTATTCTTCCATCTGTTCTAAATAGTAATTGATTCCATGCTTCATAGTCTATCTCATTAGCTTCATTAATAAACAGCATATCTCTTTTTCTTCCTCTAACCCTGCTCCCCATGTCCAGGCTGAAGAACTCTATTAGGTTTCCATTTAACCAATACTCATTAGATGTTTTGTTGTGATAGATTTCAGAATACAGCTCATTATTTCTAAGTATCTCTAGGAAGTCTCTTAATACAGTTGCTTTTAAACTTGGAAGTGTCTTTCTACAAATACTGATTACCTTTCCAGTATTCTTATGACAATAACTAAATATAATCCATAGTAATGCATTATAAGTTTTTCCTGCCCTACTTGATCCTTGTAATGCTACTATTTTAGATTGGTTAGATTCTAGTAACTCAAATACAACATTAGTCTGTATCTGTTTCATTCTTTAGTATCTTAACCTCAAACATATTCTCACCTATTGTATCAACCTCTTGTCTTTCTATGTAACCTCTTTTCTTACCTTTAGTTTTTAAGTAGAATAATATCTCAGCAGTCTTACCATCTTTTATATTAGATAGTAACTGATGTTCTGCAAAGTCTAATAGTCCTTCTCTTACTTCATCAACCTTTCCTGAGAACTCTTTGTCTTTCATCCAATCATAGTATGTTTGTCTGCTAATCTGAGCAGCTTCACATGCCTTACTGACATTCCCTAATTTAGATGCAAACACTTCTAAGAATTTACCTTTATCCTTTGCCATTTCCTTTTTTGTTTATTTTTGTCAAGTTTGTAAACTTTCCTCTTTCATTTGTATAATTGATTCTTCATACATTTCTTTTACAATTGTTGATAACTTTAACAGATCATCTTCTGATAAATACTTTAGTTTAGGTTTAATGAAATCTATTCTAGAGGCAGCTACATCTTCTTCAAGATCAATAATAATTGCATGAAACCAATCCTCTAGGTTTTTGTTGTATGTCTTATACACATCAAAAGACTTTAAGCTATGTATTACACTTGCATGAGTTATAAAGTAACCATATTCCTCTCCAAACTCCTGTATCTCTCTAAGGTTAAACCTATAGAACTTTCTTAATACTGTATAGAACAGAGATCTTATTTCTACTATCTCTCTCTTTCTTGTTTGTTCAAATATTTTAAGTCCTGATAATGCTTCTATTTCATCTATCA